GAAATTTTTAGAGGACGCACCTTAATCTTTGTTCCGTCAATGAGAGTAAGCTCTTTCTCTTCATTTACTGTAGTAGCCATTTATTTCCTTTCATAACGTTATAAACGGTATACTAATTATAACATAGAGGGGCTAGTATTGTTAGGTTAAATCCTCGTAGCTAAGACCTTGACCAATTCCGAAACCCGCCTTGTCTGCCCTAGCTCCTCTATAAGAAATTATGTCATTTGGATCATCCGTCTTACCTCCACTGAAAACTCTGGCCTTCATTTCTTCCCAAGCATTTGCTTGATTTTTGCCAGATTGCTTGTCTAGGTCAACTCCCTGAATTGCGGCTAAAAACTTTTTTTCTTGATAGTCCCGGTCTCGCTTAGAGGTTAGTGTTGCCGTTAGCTCTGGCATAGATAGAGCTAACTCCAGATCTTCATAATCTTTCCAAATTCCTAACAAAAATACCTCTGCTTCTAGCTCTGCTAAGTCTAGGGTATCCCAGGTAGAAGCTTTGCTATCTGTTGCCTGCTCCTTAAGATCTTTCTTTTTATTTGGGTTAACACTAATCCCCGCAGTAATATCTAAGATCTCATAAACGGTTGGCAGGTCAACGGAGTCTTCCAACTCTTCAATGGTAGAAATTATCGGGTACTGAGAAGATAGGGCTACCAGTGCGCAGTAGGACAATATCTTTATAGATTCCTCATCACTATTAGCATACTTGATAACATCAAAGTATTTCATAAAATTTCTCAAATGCTTAATCTTTAAAGGTCTAAGCTCTATGACTGTTTCATCAATGAGAGATATCGTCTTGGTTTCATATACTGTAGTTGCCATAATATAAGTGTACCAAAAATAACAATGCCCCAGGAAAAATCCCAGGGCATTGTCTGTTAAGTTATTTTTTAGTTAGGAAGTCGAGTCAATCGTGCGATCGACAATCTTTCCATACTCTGCGCTGTCATTTGGCAGCAAACGGAACGAGACCTCAAACATGGTGGGCTCGTCGCGCTTTGCGGACACTGTAACATTCTCAATCGAGAGTGCTCGGTAAGCGGCGTAGATACGCTCAATACCTGCACCTGCTGCACCTGAACCAGGTCCAACTGCAACGATACCACGCTCAAGAGGGACATCTCCGATGTCTCCAGACTTAAGAGTAAGCTCGTCTGCGAATGCTCCTACAGCTGCTTTGTCAGTTGTTGGTGCTGCAATGGAAATGAGAAGGTTCTCAAGGGTAGACTCTGCAAACGCAGTGTTCAGGTTAACCTGCATACCTTGCTTGTAAAGTTTTGCCACGTCAAGCAGCTGGTCAACCTGGACTTCACCGAAGTCAGGCTGAAAAACCAGTTCCAAACCGTTCATTGTGTATCCAACGTTAGTAAAAAGAGAGCTGTCCTCAAGGGTGTCCTTGTAAGACTCGTCATCTACATACGCAGGAAGTGTCGCCTCAAGCAGTTCGCCCGAGTTGTGCGTAAACATAGCAGCGGCACCAACAATAATGTTGGCATTAGTTCCACGTGAATATGCCATAGTTTTTTCACCTCTTCTTTCATAGAAATTGGTGGGGGTGTTTCCTCAACTTAATTATACCAGGTGTTTTTTGTTTTTTTAAGCTGGACCTGATTTGTGCCAATCGTAATCAATGATCACTTTATTTCCAGCATAAGTTCTGGCTGTTCCAAAGTTAATGATATCTCTCGCTTCTTCAAGCTGGTATATCTTTGTCTCGTGAAAGTATGGCATATAAAAGTCCCTGGCATTTGCACCAGCACCAAACCTAACTGTTTGATAACCATCTACGCTTGTTCCGGGGCTCGACTGTAATTTTTGACCAATCCAAGTGTTAAGGTCTTCTGCTGACTCATCTCCGTTATCCAACAAGTCTTGAACCTTTTGGATTGTTTGAACCAATGGCTCAATACCCCCGGCAGTTTTATAAAAGTAATAAAGAAGTTGCTCTGTACGAATATGAGGAAAAGCCTTTCTGCGCATTCTAAACATTCTGTCGTAAACCGCAAATGGCTCATCAGAGTCTTCTGGAGACTGTTCTGTAAGAGCATCTATGGTGCTTGGCTGTGTTGGAAAAAACCGAACACTCCCGTCAAAATAATCTGGAAGACTTTCGGAAATCTTTTCGCTTAGATATGTATTAATAAAAACTGGTGGATAGTCTATAACCATTAAATTACTCCTTTAGCAGAAATCCATCGGTAGCCGACGTCAAACCCTTGCGCCCTGCCACCCCTCTTTGCTCGTGGAAGCCTTGTCTTAAAGTCTACCGGATTAGACAGATGTCTCGCAAGGCCGCTTGAAAACAAAACTGATTGAGAAAAATAGTTTCTAAAAAAAGAATCTACAACCTCTTGAAACCCACCCTGAGTGGAGGCTCCACCGGGACTTTCAACTGTAACAGAACCCTTTACAAAAACCTCTTGACCGCCATCTTCAAATCTCAAAGCCTGCGCAGTTACGGGCTTAATGACAACCGGAACTCCTAGCTCCATTATTCTAGCTTTGTCATAAAATGGGGTATGGGAACCTTTTGCGACAGAAGAAGATTGCCTGAAAGTAGAACTAAAAGTGAGGCCGCCTCCATGTGTAGAGTACTGCAAGTCAAACAGTCTGGCGTTTGGACTTCCGTTTTCGTACCACTCGTAAACGTGGTGCAGCATTTCCGGATTTATCCTTGCGTTAGAGTCAATGAAGGCGTCCAGGTATTCTGTGGTCTTTTCACCAATTGTTTGCATCAACTCTTTTTTGCCTGCCTGGGCACCGTCTAAAAATCCAGAGGCATAGTTTAAGATAGAGTTCATTTCTTTATTAAACTTATCAGTCTGAAACTTTACCTTAAGCAAAATCTCCCCCCTGGTTCTCTGATCTACTAAGAATAACTCTGTAGTATTCAACAGTTCCAAATGGTCCCACCTGTGGGCTAACGGTAGATACCTCGAACAGTGTCGAAAGGCCATCCCTGACCCCAGAAGTTTCTAGATAAATAGCATTTAACAGCCTATCTTTAATGTTTGTAACGGCAATGTTTGTAATTGACCGCCCCTCTCCAGCGGTATCGACTCTAATGTCTTCCTTAAACCTGCCAATGAGAATACTCTCTAAAGAAATGTCTACGTTGGGAGTTACTTGCTCTCTAAACCTAGATCCCGCCGTGGAAAGGCTGCAAACAACAGACCTATCTAGCGTCCAGGTTTTGGTTACTTCCCCATATGCCCCTTGGGAAACTACTGGATAAAAAATTTCTGCGTTTAGTGGGTAGAATGCATCATTGCTACAGGTCATTACAAAACTCCAATTGTTCTAATAGATTTTGCATACTTAGACAAAATCTTATCAACAACCAAGTTCCCCGTTCCCTCAAAAGCTCTATTATCAAAACTTACTTTAAACTGGTCAGTAGAGTAGGACTTCATGTATCTTTGGGTGTGGTCGAGCCTACCGCAAGAAATGTCATCAACGAGTAGCTTTGCAGCCTTTACGATATCGGTTGGCAATTTTGGATACCCAACCACAAGAGATATTTCATAATCAAAGGTCTTTGGAAATCCCCGGTAAACAAGCTGATTATTTAAAAGATCCGTAGCGGCAGTGGGCATCACCAAGTTAGCTGACTCTAGCCTATTCAGTCCTCCAGTATAATTTTCAACAATGGCAGTCCTGTCATGTGTGATGCTATAGCTTGTCGAATAGCTATTAGGATCGCTTGAGTCATAAAGTAAAACATTGTTTTCGTATAGCTTAAGAATTTTGTGGGCATCTACCCAAAGAGGAATATAGTCTGCCCCAAGACCAGTGGTTTCGATTATATGCTTTTTATAATAAAACCCCTCCGACACGACAGAATCGATGATTGCTCTGGCTTGTAGCTCATTTTCAGAGTACGCCTCGATCTCTGCCGTGGTCGCTCCTTGAGTTGTAGGGTCAACATACGGCCTAACTACGTCAACGTAGGTTTCCGTGCTGTCAACCGCTACAACATAAGAGCCATCATAAGCCGATGGAATTGGAATAGTTACAACAGAACCGACACTGGACACCACGCTACCGGATGTTTGAGAGCGATCTCCTAAATCTGTGACTGTATAATCATAAGAAATAGATGGGCTCGCAACAGCGATTTCGGCATTGGTATCCAATGATGGTACCCGTAACAATTCCATTTTTCCATCTACTTTCCGTAGTGTGCTGCGACTTCTTCTGGAGTGGCTGGCCTGATGTGACTACGTCCTTGCCACTTAGCTGCCTCTGCTTTAGAAACGATATTGTAGCCCTTGCTGACACTGCCCACTCCCTGCCAAGTAACATTCTTGCTAGAGTATATTGCAACGTCTTCCGTTTTCTTTGCCGGAGCGGGCTCTTTCTTGTTATCCTTCTCTGCTTTGCCAGAAATCAAAACACCGTTTTCATTCAAGCTCATTGCAGACTTTTTTTGCCCGCCAACACGATCTGCACTGCCAGAAGAGATAACATTGTTGTCATCGTTTTCTGGAGTGCCCTTTATTTTTTCTTTCATATCTGTCATATTAGTATTGCCTCCTGTATCTATTATAACAGAATAAAAAGAGGGTAGAGACTTTTCAGCCTCTACCCTCTTTATTATTGGGTTATTTTAAATGGATTAAGAGCCATCCACTGCTGCATCAACGAATGCAACGGCGTCTTCCTCTTCCCACTGGATACCGAAACGCACAAATACTGTGTACTCAACGGTGTCCTTCTTTGCAACATATTCACGGTTAACCGTGATGTCGCGCTGGAATCCCCAAATGCGGTTAGATGGGAAAGTCAAGTCAATGAATCCATCTGGGTAGTAAGGAACTTCCATTACGGGGATACCAAGCACGCGAGTTGTGCGTGCCTGACCGATTACCTGGTCTGTACCAGCAAGGTAAGCGTTACGGTAGTCTTCAGTCCAAATGTTGGAGCTGTCGGTACCGTTTGCCTTTACCGCACCCTGGAAGGCTGCAGTACCTGCGTAGAATTTCAGACCGTTCTTGAGTGCACGGTACTTACGTGGCAAAGCATTGATTACACCCTGAAGAACTTCAGGGGTAAATGCGTTGTCTGTCACGGTAGCATCGAACTCGTGAGCGTCGCCATTTGTTGTGGTGTGGTTGTGGAAACCTTGCATAATTGAAAGGAAGTTTCCCGTTGTACCGTCACCGTTAATGGCGAGGTCCTCGATGTCATTTGCGAAAGCGTTTGTCATCATGCGGACCAAGTGGTCTTCCAATGCAGCACCTTCAACATTATCTTCGAGGGCTTCTGCACTAACCTCCCAGTCAAGACGAATTTTCTTGGTAGTCAATTCGACCTTGCTGAATGTTGCGCCAGCGTTAGTGTACGCTGCGTTACCCTGGTTGGCAGCGCGAATAACACGCTCTCCAACGTTGACTTTTTCGAGTTCCATGGTGTTTGCACGCATGGTAACACGACGACCGTCTTTGGCGAGAACTGTTCCATCCCAAACGTAGTCGATAAAACGACGAGCTTGTTCTGGACGAAGGATACCACTAGCCGCTGCACCCGAGGGATTAACGGCATTTGGACCAGTTGTTACGCCAAATTCGGCGGTTGCAGTGTTTCCCAAGGTACTAGCACCAGGCGAAGAAACACCGCCAATACCACCAGAAGCGAAGGCTCCCTCAGAGTTAACTGGGTTTTCTGAGTCACCGCTTGCTGGGTAGTTCTTTTTGATCTCTTCCGACATCTTGTCACCTCCTAAGTGATTTTTGTTAGCTAAATAAATCGGCTGTTTTGAGGAAACGACCGCCCCATAGGGATTTTTGAACCATATCTGGCTCCTCCTGTACGATCTCGCCAAGATCGCCAGACTTGCGGAAAGCGGTGTCTTGCTCTACAGCATCAACACGCTTTCCAAACTCATCAAACTGACCCTTTGTCTCAGAGAACTCGTGCTTGGTAGCAGCAACTTCCTCAGACACGCCAGTAATTGATTTCTTCAAAGCATCGACCTCGGTGTGAAGTGACTTCACGGTCTCTGCTAGATCGCTAAAGGCTAGTGCAATCGTGTCTTTCATTTCAGACACTGAAGTTGCAACATCTGATTTTTCGACTTCTTCGGCAGCTTCTTCAGAAACTTCCTCGGACTCTGCACCTTCTTCAACTGCAACCTCTGCCTCTTCGTCAGCTTTTTCGATGTCTTCTGTGGAGTCAGATTTTTCTGTCTCCACTTCAGCACCAGCTTCTTCAGTGGCTTCGGCATCTGCCTCTGGAGCGACCTCTACTTCTTCAACTACCTCATCAGATTTTTCTGTAAGGGTTTCTGTTGCATCAGTCATAGGACTTGCCTCCTTTGCTATCTTAGAAAGATTAATGCCTTTAGCACTATCAACTAAGAACTTTATCATTTTTGTTTTTTCATTGTCTGTTTTTTCTACAAAACCAATATTTTTCATAGATTCCCCAGACACGGGGTGGCTTTCAGATTCATTGTCAGACATCATAACTAGTCCAGACTCTGAATCCCAAAAAACATTTTCAATGGCTACGTCAATGCCCTCTCCCTTGAGGGTATCAACACCGTCAATTTTTTCTACAGAAAGAATGCTGGCAAACTGATTTGCGGGGGAGTCAACAAGAGAAAGCTCTACAATATCATATTCTTTGATAATACGAATTTTATTATCTGCTTTTTCGTCATAAGCGTCGTCCCACTTAATCATCTTTCCACCAATAGAAAACCCAGAAAGCGTTCCGTCAAGAACCTTTTCCCAGGTGTCTTGTGCGCCTTTAGATACGTATGCAGAAACGTATACGCCGGAATAGAATTTCTTACTTTCTGGGTCAAAATACTTATCTTTCTTAAAAGATACCATCTTGCCTACTGCTGTTGGCTGATGCATTTCACGAATGTTGCCCCGAAACTTTTCAAAAGCTTTAATTGATGCATCTTGTGTAACAATGTCCATTTGTTTATCTACGTTGTCTAAAGTAGCAAAACCTGAGACTGTGCGCCTCTCTTGATCAACTTTTGCGATCGGC